CTGCGTAGAGCAGAGGTAACTGTAGTTGCAGGCACTCCAGGTGCAGGCAAGTCATCAGTTGCATTGGCTATCGCTGCAAAAACCAAACACCCTACACTTTACTTTTCAGCAGATACCAATGCACATACTATGGCTATGCGTTTGATTGCAATGACAGGCAAGATGCCTCAGTAAGCAGCAGAACAGTTACTTAAAAACAATCCCAGTAAATCACATGAGATACTACAACTAAACAATCATTTGTTCTGGTCGTTTGAATCTAGCCCTACACTTAAAGACTTAGATGATGAAGTCTCAGCCTTTGAGACTGTATGGGGTAAGAGTCCAACACTTATTGTTGTAGACAATCTTATGGATGTAGCAATGGATGGATACGATGAGTTCGGCGCAATGCGTGCAGTTATGAAAGAACTTAAGTACTTAGCCAGAGATACTAACGCAGCAGTACTAGTGTTACACCATACTAAAGAAGGCTTTGATGGTTATCCATGTCAGCCACGCAGTGCAGTACAAGGTATGGTCAATCAGATTCCAGCAATGGTTCTAACTATCGGACAGATGAAACAGGGTGATGACACATACCTATGTGTAGCCCCAGTTAAGAACAGATACGGGCGAGCAGACCAAACAGGTAGTAACTATGTTAGTCTTGCATTTGACCCAGAATCTATGTACTTAGAAGATGTAGCAGTCAGATACCAACAAGAGGGAATCATGTAATGAGTAGTGCAGCCAAGCGTAAGGGCACACAAGGCGGAGAAATCCCAGCAGTTAATTGGTTAAGAGAGAATGGTTTCCCATATGCAGAACGCAGAATTGCGGGTAATCATCTAGATAAAGGTGACATAGCAGGAGTCAATGGAGTAACCATAGAAGTTAAGAACCACATTAAGTTAGACCTTAGCACTTGGATTAAAGAACTAGAAATAGAAATGATTAACGACCAAGGATGGACAGGTGTTGTCCTCCATAAGAAAAAAGGAACTAAGAATGTTGATGAATGGTATTGCACAATGCCAGCCAAAGTATGGCTGGATTTAATTAAGCAGGCTATGCGTGGACGAGAAACATAATATTGCAGATTACTTAAGATACATCGGCGCAACCGTGCCAGCAGAGGGCAGCGGTTGGCGCAAAATAAAATGCCCATTCCACGAAGATGGTCATGCATCAGCAGGTATAAACTTTGATGAAGGTAGATTTAAATGTCATGGTTGTGGTGTTGGTGGAGATGTATACGATTTAATTATTGAAAAAGAAGGAGGCACATATCGTGAGGCTATCAAATTCGCACAGGCAATTTCTCTTGCAGGCAGCGAACCAGTACGCAAATCAAATACATTTAGCAGAAGAATATCTGGCAACACGGAATCTCTCGGTAGAAGAAGCGCAGCGATTTCATCTGGGAGTAGTAAAGGACGCTCTGCCAGGTCATGAACAGTACTCAGATAGACTAGCCATCCCATACATTACGCCATCAGGCGTAGTAGATATTAGGTTCAGAGCAATGAACGGAGCAGAACCCAAGTACATGGGTATGCCAGGTGCTAAGACCAGCATGTTCAATGCACAAGTTGTGCTAACAGCATCAGATTATATCTGCGTAACTGAGGGAGAGATAGATTGTATTACCCTAAATGTTAAGACCAAACATCCAGCCGTAGGTATTCCAGGTGCAAACAATTGGAAGCCATTCTATACAAGAATCTTAGATGATTTTGATACAGTGATTGTGCTAGCAGATGGCGATGCTCCAGGGTTAGAGTTCGGTAAGAAGATAGGTAAAGAGTTAAGCAATGTAAATATTATCCAGATGCCAGAGGGCCACGATGTAAACAGTATCGTGCATAAAGAAGGAGTAGACTTTATCAATGAGCGAATCGCCAGATGCCTCAATACCAACTGAAGATAATGTATGGGAGTTTATCAAAGACCATCCACGTATTATCGGCTTGCCAGTATCAGACAAGCAGGGGCTAGACCTACTCAATGCACTACGGGATGTAGCCGAAATGATTCACAAAGACCAAGAGATGGCACATAAAATGTTAACCATGATAGCCACGGTCATAGTGGCAGCAGCCACAGGTAGTGGCAATGAAACAATTGAAGAACTGCTAGTAGCAGAAGCAATGCACAAGTTCGATACAGAGGCAAAGGAGATACTAAATGAAAGACCCGAATGACTTTGAAGATATCCTAAAAGAACTGCGTATTATTATGATACGCAAACATGCAGACTACGGCCCGTTGAATATCTCCAATGCTCCAGGCGGTGCATTAAACGGATTGCTAGTGCGTATGCATGACAAGATGGCACGGCTAGAAAATCTTTACTATAAAAAGAACGACACGCCCAACTATGAATCCATTGAGGATTCCTTCATTGACCTAGCAAACTATGCAATAATTGGATTGTTAGTACAGAGAAGGCAATGGGAAGGCATACAATAATCTAATGTATTTAGATGAGTACGAAGTAATGGTTTCAGCCCTTGCTGCTGAGTACCACCGCAAGTATCCAATAACTGAGCAATCAGATATACAACAGGTACTATGGTTGTGGTTCGTTTCTCATCCCGAAAAATACAAAGAGTGGTCAGAGTTAGAACAAAAAGACAGAGACAAACTTATAGCCAGGTCTCTACGCAATGCAGCAATTAAGTATTGTGAAAAAGAAAAGGCTAGAAAGATTGGGTATGAAATACTTGACTTATACTATTATGACCCGTCAGTTATCGAAGCATTCCTACCATCTATCATTGCAGAATCATACGAGATTCCAATAACAATCAAAGACTTGAACTATAAGTTTTCTAAAGCAGAAAGCAATGATACTAATAACTGGTTAGTGCTACGCTCAGATATAGCCACAGCCTACTACAGATTGTCAGATGCAAAACAAAATGTTCTCCGTATTAAATACTCAGCAGAAAGCGTTGAGTGGAGTGACATAGCAGATGAACTATCTACCACGGCAGATGGTGCAAGAATGAAAGTAAAGCGTGCAATAAGTAGTTTAATCAGAAATCTAGGTGGGCATAGGCCATACCTAGAAGAAGATACTTTAGTAGAGGCAGATGATGACGAATCAGGAGAATGATAATGTCAGAGAAATACGAGAGTTACTACATCCAACGGATTACTCACACGCTATGGACCTGCGAGGAGAACCTATTGGAGATGTTTGCGTGTGTGGAGGGGATGTATTTCATGCGCTTGTTGCATTTGACCAAGGTGAGATATGCTTTTATTTCCTTGATGGAGAGTGCACTAACTGTGGCTCAATGGTCACACTCCCTTACCCAAAAAACGAAGGTACTTTCTAATGCCACTCTTTGATTTTAAATGTGATTGTTGTACAGAAGTAGTAGAGATTAACGAGAACATTCCACCAGCCTGCCCTACTTGTGGTGAAACCATGCAGCGTATATGGTCAGCACCAGCAGTCAAGTTCAACGGCTCAGGCTTTTACTCAACAGGAGGATAGAATGGCAGCAAAAAAGATAGGCAAGAATAAGTGGATTGCATGGGGTCGTTTCCCAGGAATTGCAATTGGAATTAATATATCTAAGCATTACATTAGTATAGAACTTGGCTTCTGGTATCTAACATTTGAGTTCTAATGGAGTATCCAGAATGGCAAGGCACGCCTAATTGCAGAAGTGTAGACTCAGAGGAGTTCTTTGTACCAGAAGGTAGCGGTACATACAGAGAAGTTAATATGCTTAAGAAAATCTGCAACAACTGTGAAGTTAAACAGCAATGTTTAGATTACTCACTTAAAAATGGTGTGCTCGGATACTGGGGTGGAACCACAGAACACGAACGCAAAGTATTAAGAAGAAAACTAAAGATAACAGCCAAGCCACTACACTTAGGATACCCATGAGCAAACTATCAGACTTCGACTTAGACCTAAAGGTAGGCCAAGAAGGCGAAGGCTTAGTAGAACAGTTGTTAACTGGTGGTACTACAGTAGAAGTAAAGACAGATTTGAAATGGAAAGATACTGGCAACCTATACATCGAAACAGTTTGCTGGTCACACAACAATGAGAATTGGTATCTATCAGGATTGTCCAGCACAAAGGCTCAGTATTGGGCTTTCGTTCTGGAGGGGGCAACCCTGCTAGTACCAACGGAGGTATTGAGGCAGGTAGTTACGGCTAGTAAGGGCTACCTTATTAAGGTTGAAGACATCCTAAATACACTGCGTAAATGACAAAAGACCCCCAGCGCTGGTAGTAATTACCAGTTCTGGGGGTTTCTTGTCTCTATGGGGCTGCTAGGCCCCTTAAATTACTACTTAGTCTTTCCGAACTCAGTTGCTTTAGGGTCTAATGCCTTAAGCAATGGACCTGCAATAGCAGCAATACCTGCTGTTGCTAAAGCCTTTGGGTCTGTAACTCCAGCAAGATATAGTGCAATTACTGATGCAATTCCTGCACGCAAATAAGTTGCTGCGATTGCTTGTAACTTCTTCTTATTCATTTGTTCTCCTTCTTTTTGGGTAGTGGTTTAACTTTTGCCTTGATAACATTAATCTTCTTAGGCTCACCTAGCCATGGAAACCAGGGAGAAATATCGTTACCGCAAGTACTGACAATAGAAATATGTAGATGCTTGTTATGAGGATTACCCCCAGTGTATTCTCGATTTCCTTGTGCTGCCTTTTCTTTGGACCAAATCTTTCCTTTAAAAATAAGATACGACACACGCTTATCTTCTTTAAGTTTTTCAAATATTTCAGCACAATCAATTCCATTCTTAGGGTCATGTGTTAAGTCAACAGCAAGTCCACTGTTATGGTCAGAGTTGGGATTCTGATGGATATGCGCTGATGACGGTAGGAGTCCATCGGACGCTTTCATACGAGATGGACATATCGCTGTGGCCTGTCGTAGTACAGCAATAGCGGCAGGCGTGGCTTTCTTCACAAGTTTTATCATTCATTTCTCCCCTTATGTAACATCATCTGATAAAGAATTTCTACTTTTTCTTCCAGTCTTGTGACGGAATCTTTTAAACTTGAGCCAGAGTTCGGCTTAAGTTCATACAAGTAATGCTTAACTAACCAACGCACCGAGCCAGCAAATGCTGAAACAATTGCAATTACAGATACGATTAAGCCAGCCCAGTTTGCTGCAGTCATTATACTGTCCTCACCACAATCTCTAATATGCCACCAAACCCTGTGGAGTTTTTATCTGGTGGAGTAGTGTTTACCAAACTGATACCCTCAATTTGGACCTGACGACTTTCGCCAGTATTTAAGTCTTGCCATGTAACAATGTCACCATTTTCTTCAATGGATTCTAAGGTAACAATGCGGTCATACGCCCGTCCTGAATAACCAGTACGGGAATTATTCTTATCTGTTTCTTCATCAAAGCAGTAGACATAATGGCTGACAAGTCTTTGTCGTGGTGTAGCAATGGTTGCCTTTGCCTGATAGCCCTTAAAGACTGGGCCAAGAGATGAGGTAGTACCATCGCGGTACATAATAAACTTATAGGCTACATACTCCTGTGCCCTTGCTGGGTTGGAGGTTGTCACCTCCACTGGCGGTACTGCTGAGTCATAGGAGATGTGGTCATACTCATTGCCATTTGCATCTACAGTTTCTAGTGTCATAGAACCGTAAGTAAAGTTACCACGAGCAAGTAAACGCTTAAAGTTTTTAGGCTCAAGGGTTCCGTATCTAATATTGCCTGTAGTTATATAGCCAGTTGTGCGCAGAGTTGTTGCATCTTCTGCATAAAGATAATTGTTTGCAGCACAGAATACAAGACGATTAGTTGCTGCTGCAAAAGCACAAGCAGTTGTATTGTAACCAGTTACTCCGTCATAATAAATATCATTCGCCCACGCAAAGCGTAGCGGTGCTACCTCTGTAGATAGGTCAATACGGATAACTCCAGGCTCTCCATCTACACCAGTCGCGCACCACACAAAGTGGTCGCGAGCAGCAAAGTCATAGCAAGGCTGAGTTGTTTCAATAATCAAAGGACCATATGTAATAGAACCATCTTGGTCATTAACAGTAGCAACACGAATACCTTTATCAGTACCAATCATCATGTAACCTAGATAGTAATAAATCTTATGTACTACTTCGCCTACTGGAAGTTCGGCAGCAACCGCTGAGCCACCAGTAAGTGTTGGCATTGAACCAGTTGATGTAAGAGTAAACTTATCAATAGTAGATTGTATGCCGTTATAGCCAGCGATATAAATCGCTGGACCTG